AACCAAAGCAAATCGTATTCCTTCTGGTCAAGGATTCAATTTCTTGCGATTCCAAGAGATTGGTCTACACCAGATCGTACAACGTACAGGAAATGTTCTCGCAAACGCAGTTCGATCCCAAGGATTGGATCTCGAATACGTTGCAGCATTTACTGATCGTATCAACGAAGGTCGATACTTTTTCACCTACGAACAACCAGTAGTAAAACCTCTCGGTATCAAGAACGAGAAGGGTGAAGATCTATTTGGACTTATTTGTGGTGAACACCGACTTGGTGGACACAAAGGTGCTAAACGCCCTACGATGTTCTGTGGAGTTGGTGAGTTTGACTCTGAAGAAGATGAGATGATCTTCCAGTCAAACGAGAATGATGAAGATGATGAGTATATCAAGTCCCCACGGACTTTGACTGACGTTATCAGCACTCTGTCTCAGATGGTTGATAAAGGTATCATTGATATTGATGATGATAAGTCCATCAATCAACGTCTGATTCGTCTCAATCAAAAGACGAATGAGTTTCCTATGTTGCGTGAGCAACTTCGTACCAAGTACGGTATGATCAATCCTGTAAAGTCTTACAGTGATGAAGATCGCCGTCAGTGGTGCAGGGAACACCGAAAGGAGGTTCAATTCTCCTCCCGTAGTAACATCATCCCCATGGATGGTGTTGTCTATCAGTCCAAGACTTTTAAGGGTGGTAAAGGACCAGGAGGTCTACGAGATCTTGACTACGATCCCCGTTGTTTCTTCGACTCATGTTCACTTTTGATGCAGAAGGATGTGACCAAGGTTCACAACATCTGTTCTGTGAACAAGTCAACTTCGGAAAAGATTCCCAAGATTCGTGACTACAAGAAGAACGAGATGATGCAGGAAATGCTTGATCAGTGCATCAAGATTGTTGATTTCTATCGCGCAGGATTGATTGATCCCATCAATGATGTGACTTTCGATTTCCTTCCCCAGATCTCTGGAACCGACAACATGGAGGAACTGGTATGAACAACAAGTGGGAAGATTTCGCGTTGATTGCATTTCACGCAATGAAAGGTGTTCTACCTTTCTGGAAAAATGCAAACAGTTATCAACAACGTGCGATGACACGAATCCTGTACGATCAAGTATTCTGTGCAGGTGAACCTAACAAGACGGGTTACATTAGTTCTGCAGCAATGTCTGCAAAACGTAAGGGAAATAAGACAACAAAAGATCATTGTTTGTCTCCCCAATTTGTTGCACGGATGGTATATGACAACCCAGATGTGTGGTTGAATGATCTTGACAAGTTCAAGACTCTCTTCCTCAAGTGTTGTCAAACCATCGAAGTTACATCTTCAGAGAACACCAAACTCAGTAAACTTACTGAGAACAGAGACGGTCAATTCGTTATTCATATTGCTACACACCAGAAGTATGATCACCTTGGGATTGTACTCTTCCATCAGGAAAAAGGTGTGGTCAGTGATATATTTGAAGACCTAGTTCCTGAAGAACTTATTGACTATGAGTCTGACTACTTGGTCGCATAAGGACTCCTAATCAATCAATCCCTCTGAACCCCTTGCCCTTTCGGGTGAGGGGTTTTATATTGTATTCATACAAACGAACGCGATCAATGCAACTCCGTCCTCACCAAGTTCGTATCCTTGAGCGGATGCAAACTTATCCTAAGGGACAAATTATTGTTCCTACTGGTGGTGGCAAAACGATGTGTATGATTCAAGATACTGCACACGTTCAACAGTCTAAGTGTGGTCACACCACTGTTGTTGTTGCTCCTCGTATTCTCCTTGCAGAACAACTTTGCAGTGAGTTTCTGGAGGTTATCACCTCTACATATACGCATGTGATGCACGTTCACAGTGGTGAAACTCATCACTTCTCTACCACCAACTCCGAGAAGATTCACGTCTTCGCTAACACTGCACGGAATATGGGTGAGGATTGCATTATCTTTACCACCTATCATTCTCTCCATCGTGTTGTTGATGCAGACATCGAAGTAAACACCATTTACTTTGACGAAGCACACAACTCTGTGCAACGTAACTTCTTCGGTCCTACTGAACACTTTGCTGCAGAATCTGACCGTTGTTACTTCTTCACTGCAACACCAAAACACTCCCTGACTATCAAGAAACCAGGGATGAATGACACCGCAGTTTATGGTCAAGTTCTGGTCAATGTTCCTGCACCTGAGTTGGTTGAAGGTGGTTACATTCTTCCTCCCAAAGT